GCCTCTTCACAAGTTAAAATAGTAGCTAATAGTATGTCCATAAGATGAACGATCCGTTCCGAGTCGGCTTACTTGCGTCCTATGATAAAACCTTTACAGGGCTCTGATACTTTAGTCTTAAGATAGTCAATAAGGTATTCCCTAGAGTCTTTACTAAGATTAGAATCAAAAAGAATTTCCATTCTTGTTTCATTCCACGTTGCACAATCCATATCCCAGTGGGAGTAATTGTGCTCTGTGAGCATTAGTGCCAGCAGTTCTAGTCCTAACATTGGATGAACGATTGTGTTAATAATAACACATTTTAATTATTTAGTCAAGTAGATATGTAAATTTGTTACATCGACCCTACAGGGCAAAAAAATACCCCGATTTTTTATCGGGATATTTTGGAATTAAAAGTTGAATTTGGTTTCACCTTCCTTTTCTTTTCTTTTTAGATGCTTGCTTAGTTCTATGACCCCATACCTTTGGACTTATAGTTCCTTTACCATACTGTATATCTTTTAAACCATGTTTGAATTTATCGTAATACATATCAAACAAATTAGTCTTGGTTCCTCTAGTCAAATCATACTTAGTATCCCCAAGTTTACCAGACTCATACACAGCATAGCTTATAATATAAGCATCTGTAGGAGCATCAGGAGTAGAAACATCTTGCCGAGAACCATTCTCAACTAACATTTCACATCCATACTCAGACCTAATTTTATTTTTTTCTTCAGAAGACCAAAGTTCTTCCTTCTTTACAGGTTTTTGTAACTCTTTCGTTTCTGTAGTTTCGTTACTCATCCTCTTCCTCCCCATGTAATATCAGGATAAGCTTCAGATACATTTTCCTTTGTGATCTTATACTTATCAGTTAATCTACTATCCTTAATAAGACAAAGTATCTCTGCTTCTAATGGATGCAATCCCTGAAGGATATCAATAAACATAGATTCTCTACGAAGACCATTCATACCAGGATTACCACCCTTCAAGAAATTATAGAACTTAGTATATTCTCTACGAATACTAGTCTGTCCCTGATCCTGTGATCCAAGAGAAGTGGTTCTAAGTTCACCCATCTTATCAACTGCATCACTAATCTTATCTGTTAATGATCCTGTTGTATTTGCATCATCTTTATTATTACCATAAGGAACATCTCCCTCTGGTAAAAGAGTTACAATAGTTTCATCAAAATTCCATATAAGAACTGCTTTTAAAGAAGGATCACCATATCGTTGAAGAACTTCTACCTTTTTTGCATTACTTCTCATCTTAGAAGCAGCACCAAGAACCTCATATGCAAAAGGATTCTTAGGTAAATCAGGAACCTTCTGTGGTGCTGCCTTAGCCTTAGGTTTTGTTGCAGTAACCTTTTTAGTTGTTGACGCTCTCTTTCTAGTCGTCGTCTTCTTCGTTGTTGTCATAATTTTCAAATCTAAATGCTACAATTTCATCGGGAAGTAAATTACCATTACCATCAAACATTTCAGGATGTACTTTAACATCATGATAGTTCATAAAGTATTCTCTGGCAACCCATCCACCAATTGCTCCTACTATGAGAAACAGTATCGTTAGAAAAGACCCGAAAACTAAACTTATCGCTAACATCTGTCTGCCTCCTATGGTAAGTGTGGTGATATGTAATGGTTTGGTTTTCTTTTTACCTCCCGTTAGAATAAATTCAAAACCACGATCAATATCATAATCTGGTTTATTTATAGGTTTCTCAGACGATTTTCTTTTCTTTAAGAAATTGAACTGTTTCAGTACATCCTCCAACCTTATGCCTCTGCCCTGTATCATCACAGACTACTTGAGGAAATGTTGATCCTTGACCAAACTCAGCATAGAAATCTTCTCGTGTAAAATCATCCTCTAGATTATACACAACATGCTCTAGCTTTGTCAACTGCATTACTTCCTTTACTTTCTCACAATATGGGCAACCTTCTCTACTATAAATCGTAAAATTCATTTTAAGATATTATTTTTAAAAAATTATTTAGTAGCAATTATAACACGTTCTACCAAGAAGTTGTCATGAAATACTGTTCTGAAGACATTTGTCTTGATCTCTTAGTAACTGCTCTTGCTGTAGGAAGATAAAGTTCACTATCATTAGCGGTAACTATTTCGTTTATAATAGTTTTTCCTAAAACTTTATCTTTAGTAATAACATCAGTAGATCCTATGGTAATCTTAGATTCTGAATCTACTAAATGTACTCTTCCAGTATGGAATGTAGCACCATGACTGAAATTAAAATCACCAGTAGTTGTCTGCCACAATATAGTTTTATCAGTAGTTCCTTTAATTACTATACCACCATTATTTGCCATCTCATCGGTTGGATCACCAATTAAGAATTGTGCATCATCATAAGTACCAGAACCACCTATAACATCTGAAAGATATACAGTTGATGATGCTATAGATACTATTTTAGTGCCTGAAGGTATAGTCAAACCAGCAGGAGATACTAGGGTAACAGGTATTCCCTCTATTATATCAGTAATAGGACTAACATTATGAATTATAGTTGATCCAGCACCTGCAGTTGCAGTAAATAATGTATCAGTTGAAAAACCTAAGACAATATCATTTGATCTTACTCTCAATTGAGAGTTTGTATTTATTCTTAGATCTCCATCTATATTAAGAGCACCAGTAAAAGTAGATATTCCTATCGATCTTATATTTCTAACATTATCAATATCCTCATTATAATTTACACTCTTAATCTTAGTGTTACCTGTGATTATTGCATCACCTAATACATCAAACTTAGCAGTAGCAGATCTTCCTACTCCAACATTACCATCAAATCTAGAATTACCAAGAACAACAAAGTCATCACTAGTAGGTAATCCACTTACCTCATAAAATAATTGTCCATGACAAAGGAATGTTACCTTTGATTTAGGATTTGAGAATCCTATTAAGGATTGGCCTGCACCTAATTTTATATCTGGTCTAGTATATGTTTGTCCTGGTGCAATACTAAAACCGAAGTCTAAATATTCGGTACTACCAAAATCATTTAATCCACCATCAGAAAGACCAAGTTTTACTGTTGCAGGATCTGGTCCTAAATTACATATAGATACTGTTACTTTAGATTCTGATCCACCAGGTGCAGTATATAATGCTTGCTTTGTTGCACCTGTAGATATTGTATGTTGAAGAATTCCAGATCTTACAGGGTTTATAACGTCATTAGTGGTTTGCCCATAAAATAAAAAGTTTACATCACTTTCTGTTGATCTTACAACTAACTTCTGTCCTGCACCAATATAAAGATTTTCAGTCTCTATTACTTCTCCATACTTAATATATCTGTTATACTCAAAATATCTTATGTTAGAACCATCCCTATAACCAATTTGAATCCTAGATGGGTTATAGTTCTTACTACCAATAGTAATTTTACCAACTGTTAATTTGTTAGCAGGTCCTTCGTAAAGGTCGACAACTGGACCTGTTCCTGGTATAATAGAACTTAATAGACCAAACGCCATCTATCTCAACCGAATACAATTTTAAATATTTATAATGATTATACTAACAGGAGCAAAAGGATTTATAGGTCAAAACTTTCTTAAGTATTTGATAGAACATTCTGATGAAGAAATAATCACGGTTGATGAGCATGACTGTTGGGATTGGATAGCATACTTTAAAGAATGGGATAAAGTATCTCTTATACTGCATCAGGGAGCGATCTCAGACACGACAGAAACTGATATAGATAAACTCCATAGGATGAACGTTTGGTTCACTATAGAACTGTTTGAGAGGGCAATAGAGCATCAAATAGACGTTAAGTTTGCCTCATCCGCATCAGTATATGGTAATACGAGAAAGAGCCTATGGGCAACTACACCCAATAAAATATCTCCATTAAATTACTATGCTATTACCAAGCTACAGATTGATTATTATATCCAAGACAACTTAGATAAGTTCTCATCTATTCAGAGTTTCAGATACTTTAATGTATATGGACAAGGTGAAGATAAAAAAGGAGATCAAGCAAGTCCTGTACATAAGTTTACACAACAGATAAAAGAAACAGGTAAACTAAAACTGTTTGAAGGATCAGGTAAGTACCTAAGAGATTTTATCTGGGTTGGAGATATAGTAGAAGTCGTTCTTAAT